TTCCTTGAAAAGTAAAATATTGTCCATCAGAACTTGGGTGACAATTATTAAAAATAAACCAATACTCATCATAAGTACTGTCTATTCCTGTGGTAAATGAAATTGATGCTGATGCTGATGCAGTTTGTGTAGATAAAAGTTTTAAACTACCTACATTAGCATAATCCACATTATACCGAATGGCATTATAAGTGGACATATTTTATTTCTCTTTCAGTAGCCACCCTTGAGTATCATCTACAAATACTAGGGTAAGACCTGCTCTTTCAGTAGCAACAGTTAAATCAGATGCATCACCTTGAATTGGTTTGCCATTTCTTGCGACAGTTAAATTGTTTGTGTCAAATGTTCCTGCATAATCTACAAAAGATACCTCATCACCTTGTGTGGGTGAAGCAGGTAGAGTAGCAGTAATTGCACCACCTGTTGTATTAACAAAATATCCTTCACTAGCTACTGCAGTGAAATTTCCAGTTTTAACAGTTTGCCAAGCAGTGCCACCTGTAATTCCTGTTAATGAAGAACCATCACCAGAATAAGAAGTAGCAGTCACTGTTCCATTCACCTCTAAGTCTTGATTTAGGACTGGAATACCACTGTTAGTGGAATCAAGAATAGAGAGAGCAATAGTAAGACTTTCGTTAGATAGTGAACCACTATCCCATGTTACATTGACAGTTGTATCAGTAGAGAAAGAAGAAGAGGATATTGTTCCATAGATTGTACCTGTAGAACTACCGACAGCTCTTACTCTTCTACCTGCATGATAGATTGAAGTAACATCAATCCCATCAACAGTAAAGGATGTACCACTCGCATAAGTAATAGTGAATGATCCATTCCCGTCTCCATATTCAAACCAGTTAGCATCGTTCCATTGGGAACGAGAATCTGCTAATACCTGGCGTATTGCATTGTTAATACCACTGGGAGCACAACCCTCACTAATATCAATAGAATTGATAGTAGAGTTGTTACCTGCCGTAGTATCATACTCTTTTATTCCAGCCATTTTCTTTTATTGTTCTCCTTTTTTAAGTTTATCAGGAATGTTAGTCTGTTCTATGAACTTATCTCTTTCCTGTCTAAGTTTTTCTAATTGTTTATTACTTCCTTCTATAATGTTTTTTCTTTCTTCTTTTGTTAAATTCTTATCTCGTAATCTTCTATTCCTACTTTGTATTATATCATTATACTTCTTTTTAAATTGATAAAGATTGTATTGTCTAGATTTTTCAGGATCTATAGGATAAAGGTTGACACCCAATCCTCTTAACATTGCTTGTGTTTTAGTGATTCTAGGATCGCCAAACATATCTACTTCTTTATCAATCGCTTGTCTCCACTTACCAGCAACTCCTGTCTCGGTTAACCAGGGTGGAGATGCCATATTCCATAAGTATAGCATAGCATCAGCAATCTGTTGAGGGTAAGACCTAGTTGTATCAACAATAGGTTTGTTGGTAAATGGATCGATATTGGTCTCTAATGCTGTCGCTAATTGAACTACAGGTGAGCTTAAAATACCAGCATCATTTAATGCCTCTGTTACTTGTCCTTCTTTTAAACTACCTGCTATACTACTGAACATTGACCAAGGCAAAAAGTAACTATAATCAAATAATTGCCAATTACCATATTCATCTTTCATAGGCATCACAAAAGCATTACCTCTGTTTCTAATATATTCGGGCAATAAATTTCTAAATTTATTAAATTCTTCTTCTGATACCTCATACTTATCGGCAATGTAAGCGTGAAAAGCATAGGGAATAGCAACATAGGGAGCAAACTTATAGGGCCTTCTTACTGCGGTATCTAACAAGCTAGGTAAAACTTTATAATAGAAGGTAGCAAAAGGCATACCTAAAGGAGCATTACGTAAGTATCTAATAGAAGGAGGTACTAAAGAATAATCAAATAATGTTTTTTGTGCAGCTAGAGCGGCATCAGCATCACTAGCACCTTTTTTTACTTCATCAATAATCTTAGCAATCTTACCTATTTCTTCTATTCTTTGATATAAAGAAGAAGATAAATCAGCATACAAATAAGCTATATCTTTTAAATCAGATATAATACCTTCTTTATCAGCAAACTTTCTCATCTTTCTTTTAAATTCTAAAATCTCTTGTTTGTTAAAAGAAGTTTCAGTTATGCCATATTTTTTAGCAATGTTTACATATTCACCATTCTTTGCAATATCTTCTACTGCTTGATAAATTCTGATAGGTATCTTGGGAAGAGGAACTCCTGATAGATGCAGTAGTATTAAGTTAGATACACCATTTCTTATTTGAGTAGGTGGGTTCATTGCTACTTTAGATAATTTCCAAAGTTTAGTTCCCTTAGTTACAAAACCTTGATCGCCTAAGAGTTTAAGTGCAATATTATCTTTATTTAATACAACATCATTAGCAGCAATAACATCATCATATATTTCTTTTCTAATATAAGAACCTTGTAATCTGCCATATTTTTTTGTTTTAGGAACTTGTTTAAATTGACTTAAATCTTTTGTTTGAATATTTGCATCTGCTTTTTCTGCTAATGTTTCCATTTCATCAGCAAACTTTAATTCTTCTCTAGGTCTTAGACCTTTCCTTGTTTCAGATCTAATTCTTTCTGCTTCTTCTTTTAACCAAGTTGAAGAAACTCTCTGTCCTCTAAAATCAACAAGAGAGGGTTTGTAAGACCACTCACTGTTCTTCATTATTTCATCAAAGAAATCAAAAAAGATAATATCCTCACTAGGTCGAAGAACTGCCTTAGAACCTAATACTTCAACTTCTTTAATCTCTCCTAACATTGCTTTTATTTCAGGATCGAGATCTTTTTTCTTTTTAGTGTAAGAAAGTGCTTTGTCTTTGTCTATGTATTTTAAATATACAGTAGGAAGATAAGAACCTTTATTGGCTTCTACTACTTCTTTAGGAAGTATTCCTCTTTTAACTAATTGATTACCAATATCTTGAATAGTTGATTTAAGATTAATTGCAGCTGGTCTTAATTCAGAATTAGATATAGTCGAAGGACTAACATCTTTATCAGTAAGAAATCTTCTAATTTCATCATTCTCTTTAGTTGTCGCTTTAGAAAAAGTATTATATATTTTCTTAGAAACATCCCCTACTTGAGCAACTCTTCCTAATGTTCTATATCGTAGTTTTAAATATTGATCAGAATCGGGAAGTCTTTTTAAAGGATCATACCAATTAAATTTACCTCCTAAATAATTAAGAGCTTTATCTGCTTTTCTTTGATACCAACTGTTTCTTTTTTGAACTTGTTGAGGCCCTACTAAATTAGGATCTTGTTTTACTTCATCTAAGGTTTTTTTATTTAAAACATCTTCTAGGGGTTCTTTAAATTGTGTGTCTAATTTAACACTTTCATTAATTGTTTTTTCTTTAACAGAAGGACTTGTACCCCAAGGAGATTCTTCTGCATCTTTTATTTTTGTCTCGGGTGTTTCTACTTTAGGGAAAATCTTATTCTTAAAATATTTTGCTGTATTTAAAATATTCTCAAAAACAGTACCTGTGGCAATACCTTCTAAAGCCATTTTAAATCTAGCTTCACTTTCCGTATCTTCTGGATTGGCTTGTAAATATTCAACAACAGGTTTCGCTATATCTAAATTAAACTTTTTTGCTGTTTCTGTTCCTAGTGCATCTACTGCTAGATTAGATAATCTTTGTTCATAAGGAGAAAAAGCTAGTTGTTCTACTAAAGGAGATTTAATTAATATTTCTTTTATTGCTTTCCCTGACTTTGTAACTTTACCTGTCGCACCATAAGGAAGAGCAAAACCAACAATATCTCTAACAAGTTGCCCACCAAAATAAGTAGGTTCTTTTATCTCTGGTAATTTTTCTGTTTCGGGTGTCATCCCTAATTCATCTTTAACATTTTGTGGTACTAAATCAGGAAACAATAAATTACCATAAGGTATTTTTTTTTGAAGATAGTCTTTAAATTCAGCAGTAGCTTGAGTTGCATCTCTTAAACCACCAACAACAGTTCTATAGATATTCTCTGCAAACCCTACATCTTCTTTTGGAAGTTTCTGTGGTATTGTAAATTCTTGTTTTTTAGTAGGTACTTGAAATTCTAATTTATTAGATTGTTGTTTGTTATTTTTGATTGGAACTACAAATTCTGCCATAATACATTATGATTTAGAGATTAGTCCTGTTTGTTGTAAATTCATTAAAATATCTTCATCTGACATTTCTTTGTTAGATTCTTTGGCAAGATTAAATAATTCTTCAACAGAATCGAACTCTTCTGTTTTTAAATTATAAGTAGATAAATCCATCCCATTTTGTTCTGGTTTGGGGGTAGTAATATTAAATTCTTTTTCCATATCTTGTATAACTTCTTCTATTCTTTCTTTTGAAGTAAATCCTTGTAAGTAGGCTTCAGAGGTATACAATCTTTTCTTTAAGTCTTTAATAGTTTTTTCTGGGCTGTCTATCAATAAATCAGCCGCTTGTTGTTCATTAATACCATATATCTCCATTAAGAATGGCACATTTTTTTGTAGAGATGTAGGAGCATATTCTTTGCCTGTTTCAGATTTAACAGCCTCTTTAAAAACTTCTTCTGGAAGTAATCCTTTATTGTAATCAGAATATAATTTACCTAGACTAGATTCTCCTTTTACTTCATCTGGTTTCAACTCACTAGCAAGTTGTAATTGTGTTAAGGCATCTTGAAGTTGTTGTTGTTGTTGTTCTTGAATACCCCCAGCAGCACCTATTAATCCTGCAACTCCAGCTTGACCAAATGTTGTAGGAGTAGTTGTATAACCCATATAAGGTTGTAATGCTTGCGAAGCACCTAATAAACCAGCTTGTAATCTAGACTGAGGTTGACCTAATAATCCACCTTGTCCTTGTTGTTTTGTTAAGGCATCCATAGCCTGTCTTGTTAACATATCAGAAATATTCATTTGATCTGTAATAGCCATTAAAACAACCCTCCTAATAGACCTCCACCAACAGCACCTGCCATTGGGCCAATACCTGGTACAAGACTACCTAAGTAAGCACCACTAGTAGCACCACCTAATAAGTTAGCACCTAAGTTTCTGTAAATAGGTTGAGCAGATACTGTTTGTTGAGATGTTGGAGCACCAATCGATGCTAGGTATTCTCTGAGTTTAGTATAAGGTTTTTGTTGTTCGAATTGGAATCGTTGCATTGCATCTGCTAGGGCAGCTTCTTGGAGACCTTCTCTTGATCTACCGACTTCTGCTAGTTTAGCAATATCTGCGTAATCTTGTTGTGCCATTTGAGGAGCTAATTGGGCAGCTTGTAATTGTCTTGCACGTTCTTGTTGATATGCACCACCATAGATTTGAGAAGCGATATCACCCATTCTTCTCCCAGCGGTTTCTGCCATTGCACCCGAACCATAGCGACCACCTTTAGCAAACATAGAACCTAATTGACTTTGAACGTCACCAGCAGCTCTTTGGAATGTTTGTTGTAGATAAGGATTAGTAGCGGGATCTAGATATTGACCAGTTAAAATGTTTTGAATTTCTGTTTGTGCTGCACCTAATAATGGACTACCAGCTAATGCTCTCTGTTCTTGTAGTTGCATTGCAGCTTCTGTTTGACCAGAAAAAGGCACATAAGTAGCCTCAGGAAAGTATTGTGGTACGTCTGATTGATATAATTGTTGTGCCTGTTGTAAGGCTTGTTCATAATATGGTCTAGTAAACTCAGAAGGTTCTGCTGTTACTGTAGTTGCTTGTTGTGTGGGTTGTGATCCTTTACTCATTTTATTTCCTTTACAAAGTATACTGCTTGAGGTTTATAGTCGCTCAAAACTTTTGTCCATCCTTTCCGACCAACAATCTCTAATCGTTGGCAATTATTCTTTTTAGCCCAGTTCTCTACTTTCTCTGTTAGTAGAGTTAGCCATGATTCCATATTAGAACCACCAGCGAGAACCCATCTCATTACCCTCATTTGAGGATAATCGCATACTTCTGTAACAAAGGAGGCTTCAATGCCTTCGTTCCAACTAATCCATAGTTGCATACGATTTTCCTTTATATAGTTAAGTATATCATAACTAGAGTATGATCCATCAAGGGCTCTTTCTAGTTGGCCCTTTACTTGTGGCCAAATAAACTCTAAATCTTCTACAGGTACTTGTGTTACTACTCTACCCAATGATGACATATTTAAATGTTCTTGTTGTTGTATCAGAGGAATGGTTAATTGTTGCTGTTTGTTTACCTATTCCTGTAATATACCAGTTTTCACTAGCAGAATCACTACTAATAGGCATCAACAAAATTAAACTATTTCCACCTATTCTAGCATCAGATAAGGTTGTTGTGGTACTACTATTCGTTAAAGTAATTGAACCAATAGAGTTAATCTTACCATCTAAAATACCATTGATAGCGTTAGCAGTTAATCTATTTTGTTCGTCTTGGTTATCAGTAAATGTAGGAACTTTAAGAAAGTTTTGCGTCATCGTTTTCCTTCAGTAACTAATTCTGCATCAAACCCTAAACAATCGTCAAAATCACCTGTAATGTTTAATTTAACTTTATGATAACGACCATTACTTCTTACAGGAGCATCTCCACTATTTGTTAAACTAATAGCACTTCCAAATGTTTCTGTATCTCCTTGTCTAGGAATAGAAGCCATTTGGACAGTAGTTGTTCCACCACTAACAATAGGGCGAATATTTCTAACAATAGATCTTCTTCCTTCTATCTCTAACTGATTAGAAACTAAACTAGCAGTACCTGGTGTTCCAGAAAAAGTACATAGTTTTTTATTAGTATTAAACGCAGATAAGAATAATCGAGAACCCGACCAAAAAGGTGAGTCTAAAGATAAATTTAAATCGTCTATACTTGAACTAATAGCATCTAGTTCTTCTAGAGTATAGCCAGGAGTTTGTGCTTGTCCTAAAATTTGAGTATCAACCTCTCCTGTTGACCAGCGTTGAGTTAGATAATTATATATAATAACCTTATCTAATTCTCCAGATGAACTTTGAGAAGGATAGGCCCAAACAATTAATTGATTACGAGGATCAACAGCACCAGAGATTCTATCTAAGTAAGTATTAGATAAATCATTAAAGAAAAACTTGTTTATTTTATTTGCACCAATAGGAACTGCGGTTCGACCATTAAACATATAAAAACCATCTTCTGCTAAGAAGTAATAGTTATTTCCGTATTGAACAACACTTCCTGATTTCAATACTCCGATATTAGAATCTACTTTTGTGAATTGAAAAATTAATGGAGTACCTACGTAATCTCCACGATAAATAGCTCGTTCCATAAAGGCGACTAAGTATTCTCCCCCTTTAATCATTTGGAGTTGTCCATGATCACCCACTAAGTCTTGGAAATCAGATTGAGTTGTTTGAGATACAGTGAAGTCTGTAGGATCATTAATAGCCGACCAACGAACACGTTGTGATTGACTAGCATTAAATCCTGTTACTAAGAAATCTCTAACAGTGGTAACATACTTTGTCTGTAAAGAGACAAGATCAGAAAAGACAGTATCAGTGCCAATAACAAAAGACTGAATGTTTTGTCCTATAGCCGAAGCTATAATACGATTACCAAATATGGTAAAAGACCATTGACCTAAACTAGATACTGTATATCCACCTAATTTAGAAACATCATCAAAAGAAGAACCATCTAATAAATATAACTTAGAACTATCTCCCGCTACAACTCGAATTGTACCATCAGTAGATCTTAATACCGCTAGTCCTTGTGCTCGATTTGTTAACGCATCAGAAACAACATTCAAACTAGGAAGAGGTTTATATCCATCTCCATAGGGAATTACGTTATTTGCTTCTAAACATCCAGGATTACGATAATCAGGTAAGTCTTTTAACAATTCTCCAAATTTTACAAATGCCATTATTTATCCTTTATGCTGCTTCCCATGTTTCATTGTTATTACTTGTTTCTTCTGACCATGTTTCTGTATTACTAGATGTTAAAGCAGTCCATGTTTCTGTATTGCTAGATGATACCACAGACCAATTAAATCCAATAGGAGATGCAATCGATGTTGTTGTTACTTGTGCTGTGGTTGTTAACACTGGTGAGAATATAGCACTTGGATCGGCAGTTGTCGATACAGTGGTTATAACATCATCAGGTTGAGCTTGAACTTCAAAAGCACCATTAGCTGTCGTTGTTGCTGTTGTGTTAATACTAGCATCGTTAAATCTTGTCACTAGTAAATCAACATCAGCAATGGTTACAGAAGTTGATACAGAGTCAGGTGTTGCAGGGCGAATACGAACATTATCGACAGTATCAATAGTTGATGCTGTACTAATAGAACTATCACCAAACTTTGTTACTTGAGCTACAAAACTATCTATAGTCGCAATAGTTGATACCGAAGAATCAGTAAGTCTAACTCTCGTAGCATCGACATTTGCTATTGTCGAAACAGTGATAACCGCAGAAGGATTGCCTGTCTCAATAACTGTAGGATCAACATCAGCAATGGTAGCACTAGTCGATATACTTGCATCATTAAATCGAGTAATAAGAACATCAACAGTTCCAATAGAGGCAGAAGTTGATACCGAAGCATCATTCGTAATTAAGAGTCCACCAATACTGGTAACTGTAGCATTAGTGGAAATACTACCCCCATTTTCTCTTAGGGTAGTTGTTGCATAATTAGCAGAGTCTAATGAATAAGGTAAACTATCTAAATCACCAAGTATGATTAAGTTATCAATACTTGTGCCAACATTACCATAGTCAAAAAAACCACTGCCATCATAAGCAGTTTTTGTACTAGTCCATACACTAGAATCTAAACTTACAGGTAAGCTATCAAGCGTACCGAAGTTATCTAATTGTTCTAATGTTAATGGGCCAGCGGGCATTAGGCAGCAGTGATTGTTAGATCACCAGATGATACTTTAAACACGTCTCCCGCTTCAATAGTTTTAGATGAAGTAAATGCTCCGTAAAATAGTAAATTACCAGCTGTAGAAGCATCAAAGATACCAAAGTGTGATACTGTACCAAAGCCACTTCCTGTTGCTTGGTCAAAAGTAACATCGGCATTACTAGAAATAGATCCACTAGCAGCAGAACCAAAAGTTACTGCTTTTCTTGCATAGGCAGTTCCAGAAGTAGAAACTTCTGTACCACTTGCATCATCTGCGGGGTTACTTGTAAACAGGGCTAAGTACACAGCTGCTGGAGCAGATGTACTAGCAGTTCCTGTAAAGTGATCGAGAAATTTATTCTCTAAATAGTCTGACATTGCTGACATTTTTTATTCTCCTTTATGGGTTAGCTGCGTCTGACTTCATGGCAAATGCTGTTCTTCCAGAATATCTGCCCTGTTCGTCATCACGATTAATTAATTGAATTGCCTCGTTGTATAAGGTCATCCAAACTTGTATTCTCTCATCATTCAAAATATAAGGTTGTGCCTCTAAAAGAGAACCATATAAATAAACTTGAGGATAATTAGAAAGTATATAGTTAGTTGTGTTACTATCGGAAAGATTAGGAATCTCACTAAAGTAAGTTAATTTTAATGTATGAGTAGAATCAGGAATAGGGTTTAATTTAATCTCATTACCAATAATTGTATATTGTTGAGGTTTACCACTAGAGTCTCGTAAATTGTCTAGTTCAATTTCTGTAGGATTTACATAATCTAAAACAACATTAGGATTACCATCTACAAAGAATTGAATCATCTCTAAAAAGTCACTTGGTAAATCAACAAAAGCATCGCTAGCAGCGGTTGTTGTTGAAACTCTTTTTTGCATTACTCGTAATCTCAAGACTCTATTCATTTTAGATTCTGCTAAAGTAATAAAATCAGGTATAACGGAACTTAAATCTGATCTATTCAGATAGTTAGCAATACTTGTTTTCAATTCTGTGTATGATGTTAATGCCATTAGATTTTCTTATCTGTTACCTTTAAATATTTATTGTCTGGATCATTTAAGAATCTAGCAAAAGCTACTCTATCTTGAACTTTGCCTGTCTTAGAGATAATCCCTGTTTTCTGCATATTATAAAATACTGTTAAAGGAATACTTGCCACGTATTTAAAATCTTTATCTTTGTTAATATCGTGTTTTTGTAATTCCTTATTACGATCTATAATCGGTTTTGCATCAATCTTATCCTCAATGTAATATTTATCAGCAGCTTCATCAATATAGAAGTTACTCTCAATCACATCTCCAGGATTAGATAGTTTTAATTTTTTAGCCATTATTTTATTTTACAACCCAAAATCTTTTTTTCTTTGATTTCTTCTAGATTGTGATAATTGCTTAAGTTGTAGTTTACTTATTTTGTTACCAGTTGTTAATGGGTGAATATATTTATCTCTGAATCCAGCAGCCTTACCAAGTATTTCTTCCATTCCCATTAAGGCTTTTTTAATAGGTTTCCTGAATGTACTTTTATCTTTATAAGATGTTATTGGGAATCTGTTGCCTAATGCCTTTCCTCTACTTCTAGGATTTTTCATTATTTAACTGCCTTATCTATCATGTCTTGAATAGCATCTTTTTGGTTGCCTTTAGTGATCATCATTTTATTAGCTTTTACTGTGTTTCTTTTGCTAATCTTAGCTTTACCACCAGTATAAATGCCATCTTGCATTACAGCAGATTTCTTAGAACCTTTTGAGTAAGATGCACCTTTATCAAATACTTTCATTTATTGCTCCTTTGTTTTAGTTAGGGTGGGGGAAAATCCCCCTACCCTTTGATTATACTATATTCCTTATGAAGTTGTGCAGTCCGCTACAAGTCCAGAAGAGTCAGCGTTTCTAGCAACAAGAGTGTACTCAGCTAAGAGTAGTCTCTTATCGTTGTCACCAGAAGATGCTAAATCTTTAGTTTGGAATGGGCGTAAGAACGCACACTCAAACATATCTGATTGTATTACGAAAGCATCTCTTTCTCTTTGGAATCTGTTAGGCACTACGCTTAACTCACCAAAGTCAGATACATAGATGTCAGCAGTTGCAACAATAGTTCTATCTTCTACGTTCTTGTACTTAGTAGCAGAACCTGTGAAGCCTGAGAACTTTTGCTTGTTGAATGGGCCAACCATGATCATATCTGGATCGCCACCATCTTGGTAACACTCAAGGATAACTGCTTTTAAGTTATCTTCTGAGAAAGCGACTAATGTATCAGCATCAGTTGCTGTATCAGAACCGTCACCAGTTGGATCAGCACCAGCTGTTGATGAACCTGCAGAACGTACTGCGTTAGTTAACCATGAAGGTAAACCAGCAAGTGTTCTTGCAGTAGAACCAGTACCAGCAGAAGCAGCTTGGTTATTAGTTAAGATAGACTCCATGTCTCTCTTTAACTCTTTACCCATTTTTGCTAGTTGGTATGCTAGTTCGTCATTTCGACCTGCTGAGTTAACAGCACTGTTAGTTCCAGATACTACGACAGTCTTTCTTGAGATCTGACAGTAGTTTTGTACTCTGGTTGTAGCAGCTCTTGAATCAAAAGATGCAACATCGTCACCTTCCACTTGTGCGTTAGATGTTGATGCAGCAGCTAGTGAATCTTTCTGCCATTCGTGTTTTACTTGATCCGCTGTTCCTTTAGCAATGTTAGTCATAAAAGGAGTTTCTGTTGGAGAAATTGAATAAATTACATCCTCGAGATCTTCTCTTATGCCAACTCTGTTATGTGCGGACACTGTATTTGTTGGTACAGCCATTTTATTTTCCTTTCGTTAGTTGTTATAAGAATTGCTTTAAAACATTAGCAGCATCTCTCATAGATCCTGTTTGTTTTAAGCGAGATTTTAACGACTTCGACTGTTGACTGTCTTTGTTGATTGTTTTCTGTGTTCCACTGCGAACCATTTTCGGCACAGTTTTGGACTGTTTAGCAGAGACTTTTGAGTTCATCATCTTATCATAAAGCATCGCTTTTTTGGCAATCACGAATGATCGATGATCTACCATCATGTTCAACTCTTGATCTGAGTAGCCTTCTTTTTTAAGATAACTCGTCATGTCTTTGCGTAAGCCTTCGCCTTTAACGGGATCAACATACTCGGGCTCTTTATCAGCAAGGAGTTTTTTTTGTTGTTCCAAGTATTGATTAAATACTTTAGTCTGCTCTTGCTGTTGCTCCTGTAAAGCACGTTGACGTTCTGCCTTAATGGTTTCTAACGCTTTGGATTTATTCTCAACTTCAATCTTTTTGCGATGATATTCATCGGGATCAGTTTCATATAACTTTGCCCAATCAATGTTC